GAGTATTATAGAGTTAGATCTGAAGACTTACTTTATGCGGAAATCTAAGTTTACAACCCTGGAGGCTGCCGTTAGGCTCATGGAGAGCATGGAGACGGCTATAGACAATATGATAGAAGAAATTAAAAAGCCTGTCGATACGGATTTAAGCGGTTCTGGGCGAAAGGCTGAACTTTCGTCTATCAAACAGACTGCTCTTGATTGCAAAGAGCTTTTGATAGAGAGGCAGAGACTGGAACAAATGACTAAAGATCTAAAAAATGACGGAGAAATCAAACAAGAAAAAGACTACTCTGGAGGATTTGCAGAAAGGTTTTCAAAATAACGATCATATTTATTTTAATGATGAGTGGAATGGTGAATACGAAGACAACTACACTGGACGATCTGGCGATAGCAGTTATAGCTTGGGCTGACGAGCGGGATCTTACACACCCAGATAATGCCTTTAGGCAGATATTGAAGGTGATGGAGGAGGTCGGGGAGCTTTCTGGGGCTATGGCTAAACAACGTCATGAAGACATAAAAGACGCTATAGGGGACGTCCTTGTAACAATCATTATCTTAGCGGTTCAGCTCGGTTATAGTAGCACGGAATGTCTTGCGTTGGCTTACAACGAGATAGCAGAGAGAAAGGGTAAGACCGTAGATGGAGTATTTATAAAAGATGAGAGTTAAAAGAAACTATAGAAAAGAGTACGATAAGTTCCAGTCTTCCGAGGAGCAGAAGAAAAGACGCGCAAAAAGAAACAAAGACCGTAGAGAGGCGGAAAGGAAAGGGAAGGTAAACAAAGGGGACGGGAAGGATATACATCATGCCGCTAACGGCGCTAAAATCATAATGCCTGCATCAAAAAACAGAGGAATAGCCGAGAAGAGCCGAATACAAGGCTCAAAGAGAAAGTAAACTCTCGGCGAGTATCTCCTCAAGCTTATACCTTGTAGAAAGAGTAATCGGTTACATGCGGGTTCAATCCCCGCCTCGCCGACAAATTAAATAAAATGGCAAAAGTAGATTCCACATACGAAAAGAGAAACAAAGTTTCTAGACCTGGCGTTCATGCCAAGACTAAAACCTCATCTAACAAAAGGTCTAAGAACTACAAAAAGATCTATAAGGGTCAAGGGAGGTGACATGTATGAAAATGTTATCAAGATTGACCCTAACGGCACAGAGGGCGAAGTTATCGAACTCGGTGGAATACATATTTGCCTACCAAAGAAACCCCCAAAAAAAGAAATCCTCTTCCACGACAAGCCGAAGGCTATGCAACTGTGGGAAAGGTCACATATGCCAGAAGAGCTGCGTAGGGTTCGCTCTATGGATGAGTGGGCAGAGATGCCAAGGGAGTTCCGTGAACGTTTCAGTCCATATATCGAGAATGAGTTTAGGCGTAGACGTGACGGCGTTTGGTTTTACAACAACGGTGTCCCTACGTACATTACAGGCAGGCACTATATGGCCTTACAGTGGACGAAGTTTGATGTAGGTTATCCAAACTATCTAAGCTTTCAGAGGGATATATTTTTGCATATGGCAGCATGCGAAGCTGATTCTAATTGCATAGGTCAGCTATACACAAAGTGTAGAAGATCTGGATACACTAATATATGCGCTTCAGTACTGGTTGATGAGGCGACACAAGTGAAAGAAAAGCTGCTGGGTATACAGAGTAAAACTGGTAAAGATGCCCAGGAAAACATATTTATGAAGAAGGTAGTCAATATGTTTAGGAACTACCCTTTTTTCTTCAAGCCTATACAGGATGGAACTACAAACCCCAGGATGGAGCTTGCTTTTAGAGAACCTTCTAAAAAGATCACTAAAAAGAATAAGACAGCACAGGTTGGCGATGCACTAAACACGGTAATAAATTGGAAAAACACTACTAATAACGCATACGACGGTGAGAAGCTTCACTTGTTGTATCTAGACGAAGCAGGAAAATGGGAAAAACCTACAGACATAAGGGACGCCTGGAGGATTCAGAGGACATGTTTGATCGTGGGCCGAAAAATAATAGGAAAGGCTCTAGTCGGAAGCACCGTAAATCCAATGGACAAAGGTGGAAAGGAATACAAGGACCTTTGGGAGGACTCGAATCCGAAGGAGAGGAATTCGAATGGGAGGACTAGATCTGGCCTCTACAGGCTTTTTATACCAGCACAAAATTCTCTAGAAGGGTTTTTTGATAAATACGGGAATCCAATAATAAACAACCCAGATAAACCTGTAGAAGGTATTGATGGGGATGATATAGTCATTGGTGCTAAGACATACCTAAAGAACGAGAGGGAATCATTTAAACAACAGCCATCTGAGCTTAATGAGGTCATAAGGCAGTTCCCTTTTACTACGGATGAAGCTTTTAGGGATAGTATTGAAGGTAGCTTGTTTAATATCGGTCAGATATATGAGCAAATAGATTTCAATGACAACCTATTCCCAAATCCTGTAGTACAGGGGAATTTTGTCTGGCGAGACGGTCAAAAAGATACAGAAGTTATATTCAAACCAGATAAAACTGGTAGATTTTATGTGTCATGGCTACCACCTAAAAACCTTAGGAATAACAAAAAAGAATCCTATGGGAAGTTGATACCACCAAATGATTTGATTGGATGTGGGGGCGTAGACAGCTATGATATTGATGCTACTGTTGACGGGAGGGGATCTAAAGGTGCTTTGCATATGTACAATAAGTTTCATATGGAGCACCCGTCTAATATGTTTGTTTTAGAGTACGCTTCTCGTCCTCCTTTAGCTAAGATATTCTACGAGGATGTACTTATGGCTGCGTTTTTTTATGGGTATCCTTTGTTGATAGAGAACAACAAATACGGTATAGCTAGGTATTTTGAGGAAAGGGGATATGATGGGTACCTGTTAGACAGACCAGATCATTTGAAAGTTCCTGGATCGACGTCTAACGTAAGAACCAAGGGTGTACCTTCTAACTCATCAGACGTCATACACTCTCATGCCCAGTCTATAGAGGCATACATACACAATCATGTGGGTATAAACAGAGAAACTGGTGAGAATGGTAAGATGTATTTCAATAGAACTTTAGAGGACTGGATTGGATTTAAAATTACAGACCGTACAAAATACGACTTGACTATATCTTCTGGACTCGCTTTACTTGCTGCTCAAAAAGCAAAACCAAAAGAATCCACTAACTTCTCAGAAAAGAAGTTCTTTAGAAGATATAAACCTATAAACAGACTTTAATATATTTGCATTTCATAGGAAATAGTATGGCAAATAAAAATTCTTCTAGTTTTCCCGATCCTTTGCTCCCTAAGGAGAAAAAAGAAATGAAGGAATATGGACTGAAGTACGCTAAGGCTATACAGTCTCAATGGGGGAATGGGAGCGACTACAATTCGCTTTTTAGGAAGAGAAGAAAGGTATTTGACAGAAATAGAGACTATGCCAACGGAACTCAAGACACAACGGTATATAAGCAGATTCTTACATCTCTTGATCCTAACAATGGTGACGGGAGTCTTATTAACCTTGATTTTACCCCTGTACCTATTTTATCGAAGTTTGCTAGGATTGTTGTCAATAAGATCCTATCTAGGGATCCATACCCCAACCTCGAAGCGGTGGATCCGCTCTCTTCTTCGGAAAAGAACAAGCAGAAAAGGAGAGTAAACCTACAGGTTCAAGCCAAAGAACACCTGAGGAAACTAAAGGAACAGCATGGTATGGTGCTGGATATGGATCCTGACGAAATGCCAGAAAGTTTAGAAGAGGCAGAAATTTTATTTGACACCAACATAAAGACCGATGCAGAAATAGCTGCTCAGATAGGGACAAATATGACTCTTGAGTGGTGCAACTTCAACGACTCTACTTACAGAAGGTGTGTAAACGACATGGTTGCTCTCGGTATGGCTGTAACCAGAAGGACTAACGACCCTACCTACGGGATAAGTGTAGAGTATGTAGACCCTTGCAACTTTGTTCATAGTTACACTGAAGACCCTTCTTTTGATGACTTGATATACGCTGGTCACGTTAAAAGAATAAGCATATCTGAACTAAAGAGGCTTGCTGGGGATGAGCTTACAGAAGATGATTATAAGAAGATACAAAAACTTGCCACCAGGCATAACACTAGTGGGGGACCATACGACTCAACGTATGACAAGATTACCGAAAAGTACAACATGGGGTACGATGAGTATATGGTTGAGATACTTGATTTTGAGTTCATATCAACTGATACCAACTACTTTGAAGAAAAAGAAAACCGATTTGGGAACACAAACTTTTACGACAAAGGAAGCTCGTACAAAGAGAAAGCAAACAGCGTGTTCTCAAGAACCCCACACAAGCTAGAAGTTATGAATGTATATAGCGGAACCTACATAATGGGTTCTGACTATATGTTTGGTTATGGACTGAAGTCTAATATGCCAAGAAATATGCATGACATAAGCAAGACCAATATGTCTTTTTCTGTTGTGGCTACAAATATTAGGGAAATGATCCCTAAGTCCATGATTGACGGATGCGTTGGTTTTGCTGATATGCTTCAGCTGACTCATTTGAAAATACAGCAATCTATTGCAAAAGCAAAGCCAGATGGATTGATTATAGATATCGAGGGTCTAGAAAACGTACAGCTTGGCAAAGGCGGTGAGTTGCAACCTTTAGATCTACATGACATATACGAGCAGACTGGTGTGTTCTATTACAGGAGTAAAAACCCCGAAGGAGGTTTCCAAAACCCGCCTGTCAGAGAGATTGGGAATAGCATAAGAAACATCAACGAGCTTATCGGTTTGTACAATCACTATCTGAGGATGATACGTGACTCTACTGGTGTAAACGAGGTTATGGATGCATCATCACCAAAGAGTGAAGCTTTGGTTGGTGTTAGAGAACAGGCCCTGGCTGCAGCAAACAACGCTATATATGATATAACCAACGCCTCTTCTGTTTTGTATAAAAAAGTATGTTCAGACATCGTGAAGTGTTTGCAAATA